CGGCGCTGAAGTCGTGCGTGATGCTTTCGACGGCCATCTGCAGGTTGATGTAGGGCGAGGTTCCGGCGTTGGGAGGGGTGCGTCGGAAGGCAATCACGTCGGCAAAGTTCGCGCCCAGCATGACTGGCAAGTTGTATCCCTCGACACCGCCCACCGTCACCTCACTCGTTAGCGTAACGCTGTTCACTCGGGGGAGCGGAGTGCGGAAGATGTAGCCGAGGAAGTAGGCCGTTGATTGCGCGTCGGCCAGCGATGACGAGACGGTGGAGGACTTGGTCAGAGTTGAGTATCCCCACCGGCCCTCGTTGGCGGTGTTCTCGTAGATTTGGTCTACGCCAGCCTGAGGGGTGATGCGCACCGTAGTCCAGAGGTCTACGTCATCGGTGAGAATGTCTAGCCCGTTGATTTCGTAGGGGTAGCCGGTGCCATCGTCCGAGATGGTATTGACGCTGGCGTAACTGCCCTTCGTCCATGAATAGGTCGGGGTTCCCACCGGCGTAGAGGCTGGGGTGAATGACCATGTGCCGTAGTACGTCTGGGGGTTAAAGTGGAACTGTCCGTCGCGGTACTGGTAGAACGAGCCAATGTCCGTATCGGTGATTTGCTGGATGAGGTCGAGCGCCGTTGATCCGTTGATGGGGCTGTCCCAGTAGTACGGTTCGGTGGCGACTGCGCCCTGCCCAGAGCCGTAGGAGTAGGGGGTGGTTCCGGCGGTGTTCGGGCCGTTGCCAATGACGAGCTGGGGGACGCTCAGGGAAGCCTGTGCGCTCGAGGTGCCGCCGGTAATCGTGCCGAAGCCTGCCAGGGTCAAGATTTCCCCGATGCGGTCTGCCGAGTAGAACTTGTTCGACGTGACGGGGTAGCCCAACTGAAGCATGGAGCCTGCGCGGTAACGCTGCTGGATTTCGGTGGGAACCGTCGAGGCCACGCTAGAGATGACGATTTCGTCGATTTGCCCGTTGTAGGAGAACACGTTGGAGGCGCTCGCGCCGATGACGATGCCGTTAGTCGGGTAGGTAATCTCCGTCGCGGTCTGCCCAGTGGAGTAGAACACTCCGTCGCAGTAGAGATACAGAGTTCCCGAGATGATGGCGAGCCCGACGTGGTGCCAGTAGCCGTCGTTGATGAAGTTGCTGCTTGAGGCTGCCGCCGATGACGAGCCGCCGATGAAGCAGTGCAAGACGCCTTCGTTGCCCACTGAGAGGACTACGGAGTACGAGGGTGAGGTGTTGCCGTTGTAATAGACCTGGGCAATCTGGTTGAGGCTGGTCTGCTGACCGAGCACCCAGAAGTCAATGCCGCCGAAGTTGTTTGATGACGAAGGGCGTGACAGGGAGAGCGCACCGGCTGCGACGTTGCCCGAGCCTGAGAGATCCACACAGCCGTCGGTGTCGTAGATGATGACGCCGTTGTCCGGATAGGAGACCTGCCCCGAGAACGTGCCGTTGGTGTTGCCCATGTAGTCGTAGAGCGTGTTGAGGTAGACCAGCCCCGAGGACTGCGACGTGGTGTTCGCCGTGACGGTCACGTTCACCGTGAAGGACGTGACCACGCCATTAGAGGACGTTACCGAGGCGATGGGCAGGTTCGTGATGTTGAACGTGGTGAGCCCTGCGAGCCCCGTGACCGTGACGTTGCCGCCGACGTAGAAGTTCACCGTCGAGTTGATGATGTTGTAGGTGATGGCAGTTCCGGCAGAGTTGGACTGTGCGCTCGTGACCGTAGCGACGGCGTAGTTCGAGCACCGATACCACGATTGCGCGGCAGGGGAGGAAGCGTAGGTCTTCCAGAACGAGGGGCGGTGCAGGTACTTGAGGCTCAGGTACTTGAGCAGGTCGCTGGCCTCAATGTCGAGGTCGGAGTTCAGCGCGTCGCCGACCTTCTCCGTAACGCTGTCGATGATGCCGTAGAAGGTGGGGTAGGTCGTGCCTGACCAAGTGGCGGTGATGGCGATGGGCAGACGCGCCGTGATGGTGTTCGGCGATCCGTTGAAGAAGCCGTCGCGGTTGTTCATCGTGGCCTTGAGGGTGGTCGCTTCTACGCGGTCGAGGTAGTGCTGCTTGCCTGACTTGATGGAGAAGTCGCGCAGGTACGCCGAGCAGTCCGTCCAGTAGGACGAGTTGGTCAGGGGAACCGTGTTAGCGGTGGTCAGGGTGTAGCCGCTCGCCGTCGGGTTGAAAGCGATGTAGACCTTGATGGCAGGAAGCGAGGCGATGGTCACGAAAGGCGTCCCTTAGTTGCTGGTTTAGTTGCTGGTCGTTGCGCGGATGTTCCGTAGAGGTTGCCCATGCGTCGGCTGTCTTTGGTCTGGGCGTTGCGAATCTCAAGCGCCAGGGCTTTGATGAACGCCTTGTTATTGACGAGCTCACGGACGAGGATGGCGATGTCGAGATTGACGACTATGTTTTCGTTCTCGTCCATGATTACGCGTTGATGTTCACGACGACGGAGTAGTTCTTCTTTTTGTCCTGCTGAACGAAGTGCGTCAGGGCGTTAACCAGCTGCGGGGAGAAGGCTCCGTTTTTTTCGTACTCTTTGATATTGGGGTGCTTGGCAAAGTAGGCTTGGATGGCTTCCGCCTGCGCAAGCGTGACGGTAAAGGACGGAATGGCGGTTTGCGGCCCTGCCGTGCCTCCTGCGCCGTAGGTGGGAGTGCCGACCGCGTTCATCTTGTTTTGGTAAGTGATGTTCGAGGGTAGCCCTAAGCCGGTTCCTATCATTCCGCCGTTGCCGTTGTTGTGCGCGTTGGTTAGGTCGTCAAAGATCCAGCCCAGCCCAGCACCGACGCCGAGGACTGTCGCGATTATTGGGGCGAAGACTCCGAAGTCTGAAACGCCCGACTCCACGTCGAGCACTCCGAGCTCTCCCTCTTCTCCTTCTAGAAGTGCAGCGATGCGTTCCAACCATGTGATCTGTTCCTCTGCCTGCGCCGCAGTTGGCTGGCCTCCGAACATGTTGGAGAAGCCGGGGATCTTGTTTAGCAGTTGTCCGAGCCCTGGTATCTTGGATAGCCCTTGTCCGACCTTGAGCGTAAGCGCTGCTGCAAACAAACCGATGGTGGCATCCGAGGCAATCGTTTTGATGATGGGGTGGGTCTTAAAGTATTTGATGGCGTTCTCCGACCAGTTGGCGAGGTCTTGAACCGCCGGAAGAATAAACAGGCCGACGCCCGTCAGGATGTTCTTGGCTTGCGTCTTCAGTTGCTCGAGCTGGAAGTTCAATTGCTTCTGCGTGAGGCCGAAGGCGGTGTTGAGGCCGCCACTGCTCGCCGTGTTCAGGGTCGAGACGTTCTTCGCCAATTCCTTGATGTGCGTCGAGAGAACAGTCACCAAGCCAACTGCGCCAGGGCCGAAGGTGTCCATGATGAGCGTGTTCATGGAGATACCAGTGCGCTTGGACTGCGCTTCGAGGTAGCCCAGAACATCCACCAGACCAGTGCCAGGGTGTCGAGCGATTGCTGCCAGGGTGTTGGCGTTGATGCCCAGTTTCGCCATCGCCTTAGACGAGGCCGTCGTGGGGCTCTCAATCTTGTTCAGGCCGGTGGCGAGTTGCGTGTAGGCGCGAGCGGTGTTGTATCCGGCCTTCGAAGCGATGTCGGCAACGGAGGCCATCTCCGCGAGGTTCAGTCCTGCGGCGGCGAGTGCGCCACCAGTCTTGCCGGTGAGGGTCGAGGTCAGCGTGTCAAGTGATCCGATTTGGCGCTGGTTGGCGAGCACAATAAGGTCAGTCACCTGAGCGACGCTCATGCCTTTAGCGATTTGCAGGTTCTGAATACCGACGAGCGTCTGCGTCATCGAGGTCACGTCGCCACCCGTAATCGCGGCGGCTTTGGCGGCGGCGTCTACGAGGTTGTAGGCGGCAGTGCCTCGGATGCCAGCCTTCTCCACCTGCAGGAAAGCCGATGAGATGTTCTCTGAGCTGATGGCGGTCTGGTCGGAGATGTTGAGGATGACGCCCTTGAGGTAGTCCACCTCGGCAGCCGAAGCGCCTGCTTGGTTGCGGATAGCGTCGAGGCCCTCGGTGAACTTAATCGCTTGGTCTACTCCGTAGGCCGTGATTGCTCCGCCGAACGCCACGATTGCGGTCGAAGCCTTGCTTGCGAAGCCTTGCATCTTGCTACCCGATGCGTCGGCAACAGCACCGAACTTGCCCATCTTGAGCTCGGCCTCGTCCATCTTTGCCATGAACTCTTTGGTGTCCGCGAAGAGCGTGGCAATCACGGGTGGGAGCAGTGG